GCGTTCATTGCGAATGTATCAAACCCTTCTGACAGTCCTATAAATGCTAACTGTTTTGTTAATATTTATGTATATAGTGCAACCACTGCGGCTGTTGAACTGATTCCCATATCATACAATGAATTGCAGCGAACATATACAATGCGGAAAACAGGAGGCACATGGCGTGAGTGGTACATGGTTGAAGGCACTCCGGTCACTTCGTCAACGCAATCCACCGCTGCACTCATGAGTGCAAAGTCTACAAGCGAACTGGACGTTATGCCGGAGGAAGGAGCAATGCAGAGCTAACGGCGGCAATACAAGCTATACAGGATCAGCTGGCAAATCAATAAACAGGAGGTAAAAATGCAGTACATAATCATGCTCGCAATTGTGGTGGGACTCGCCCTGACGGACATTGTGACCGGCTGGATAAAGGCGCACGTTAACGATGACTACAGCAGCAAGGTCATGCGGAAAGGCGGACTGAACAAGGTCGGTGAGGTTGTCATCATGTCTGCTTTCTGTGGACTGGAAATCGGTATCCGCTATCTGGGGCAGTACTACGATTCGGATATACTGGCTAAAGTAACAGGTGGAGTAGCGGTTGTCGGGGTGTTCTTTTACATAGCAGTCATGGAGATAATTTCGATTCTTGAAAATTATGCAGAGGCAAATCCGGAGGCGGCAGTGTGGATACGTCCGCTGCTAAAAAAACTTAGAAAGTACAACAAGGAGGATAATGATGATGAAAAACGGGATTGACGTTTCACGGTGGCAGGGCGACATCGACTGGACTAAAGTCAAGACAGATTTCTGCATAATACAGGCTGGTTACGGCCGGGAGCTGAGCCAGAAGGACGAGAAGTTCGAGCGGAACTACTCCGGCTGCAAGGCAGCAGGAGTGCCCTGTGGAGCCTACTGGTACAGCTATGCAACGTCAGAGGACGAGGCACGGAAAGAGGCGGCAGTCTGCATCGAGGTCCTGAAGGGTAAGCAGTTCGAGTACCCGGTTTACTATGATGTAGAAGAGCAGCGTATCCTCAGCCTTGGAAGGGATAAGGTGAGCGCTATTATAAAGGCCTTCTGCGGCGAGCTTGAAAAGGCTGGGTACTTTGTAGGGCTTTATATGTCGGCTTATCCTCTGGGCAATCTCGTGAGCGAGGAAGTGCGGAGCAGGTATGCTGTATGGGTAGCACACTATGGTGTAACAAAGCCGTGCTATTCGGGAGCATACGGCATCTGGCAGAAATCCAGCACCGGCACGTTACCGGGTATCTCCGGTAACGTGGATCTGAACGAGGCCTACGAGGACTATCCCAAGATTATCAAGGAGTCCGGCTGCAACGGCTACGCTCCTGAGCCGTCCACAAAGACGGTTAGGCTTACTATCGACGGCACCACCTGGGAGGGTGAACTGCATAAGGTGTAATGTTTAGAAATATCTGAACATACCACAATGACAAAGGGTCTCGCTGCTCAGGCAGGAGACCCTTGTTGTTTTATATGGCAGGGGATTTTCTTTTTTAAATGTACTGTAACCGGTACTGTAATAGGACAAATTTTTTCAAAACTGTGCAAGATAGTTCAAAACAAAGTAAAAAAACAATAGCCCATGAAAGGCTATTTCATGGGCTTAAATAAATATGGCGCGGATTGAGAGATTTGAACTCTCGCGCCGGTTTCCCGACCTACTCCCTTAGCAGGGGCTTGAATTTGCACGGAAAATAGCCGAAAACCGGCGCAAATACTGTAATAGTACTGTAGTAGGATCACATGAGCCTGTTGACTTCCAAGAGGCGATCCTGCACGGAGAGGTGAGTGTATTCCAGGGTGGTATCATAGTCCTCATGTCCTGCAAGCTCCTGGAGCATCGCCGGTGAAACTTTCAGGGCGGTCAGATTAGTGATGTAGGTATGACGGCAGCAGTAAGGCGTAAGCTGTTCCCGGAGACCGAGAGCCGTGCGCTTGTCACGCCATGCGGTATAAAAGTCATCGGAGCAGGAGTACCAGAGGAGCAGGTCACGCTTTGAGTTATCGAGTAAAAAGTCTATCACCGGCATAAGCTTGTCCGGAATGATTATCTTGCGCTTCTTGCCTTTGGCGGTCTTGATTCCGCCGGTCATGTACTGCTCCTTCTTGTGGACGTTCTCGCACTGTATCGTCAGCAGTTCTCCTGGGCGTATACCGGTGTACAGCATAGTCAGGATACCAGCAGTTATCGGAGCGGGGGAGTTCCGGAAGTCCTCCCAGAGGGTCTGTATTTCCTCCGGGGTGAAAGTCTCACGCTCAGTGGTGATGAGCTTAGGAAGTTTGATGTACTCCGTCCGGTTTTTGTCGGTGAAGTCGTCACGAATAGCTATCTTGTACAGGTGAGACAGCAAGGTCTTGATGTCTCGCCTGGTATAGTAGGACGGAGCGGAGTTGTCCACAAGCTCCTGAAGCTCCGGTACGGAAAAAGAGTCTATAGTCCGGTAGCAGATATCGTCCTTAATTTTTCGCCACGCTATACGGTAGGCGGTCTGTTTTGACGTGCTGAGGGCACTCAGTTCACCGCTGAAACGTTCCCAGAGTTCTGAAAGTGTAATTACCTTACTTTCGGCAGGAGCGCTGTAGAGTGTGTTCAGATGCTCGATAGCGGCTTTCTTAGTCTTAAATCCGTACTTGGTGCGGACTTTGCGCTTGCGCTTGCCGTCCTCCATGTAGTAGCCCAGGGTCACCTGAGCCGCCCATGTGCCACAAGGACGTTTGTAGACAGTTCCCTGACCGTTGCCACGTTTTTTAGTTTTACGGGCAGCCTGCTCCTGCTTAGCTCCGCAGTAGCAGCAGTACGCAGCATCATCAGGGATAGTCTTCATGCACTTAATGCAGTTCATCATACTATCACCTTCCTTGACATTTGCCGGAGAGTATGATATACTTAAACTGTCGAGGTTTGAGTAGCAATACTCTCCTTATCCCCTGCGGTGTTCCACCACCGTGGGGGATTTTTTTATTTTCTTCTGTTGTAATAATAAGCAATGTGCATTTTCAGGATATTATCCATTTTGTCAATAAAGGAAAGTTCCGCAAGGACGGTATTTCCCTTGCTGAGAAAATCGTTTGTCATATCCTGACCTATGCCTCTGTAGCAGTAGCCCAGTTTAACATCACCGTCATAAATAGCAACTGCATCAGGATCATACTCATTGCCAGGCTCTTGCATGAGTGTGAGCTTATCTTTCAGATGAAGGGCGGAGAAGTCTGGTTCACTGCCGTCAATAATGCATATCTGGATATGCTGGTACTCCTTATAAAGACGCTGACCGTCTTCGAGTTCTGTGGGAAAACGGCATTCATCATTTGAAAGAGATTGAATATCAGGCGGATCAAGATGAAGGCTGCTGATGTGTGAGACATCATTTTTCTCAGATTTTGGAGCGTTCTTTGCTGAAGACTTTTTCAGCGCCAGTATACACAAGAAAAGAACGACAGCACATATAACAAGAAATACGATCGCAGTGGTTCTTGCATCGCCCTCAGAAACGATCGCACCTAACAAACAAATCACTGTCAGAAAACCAAACAAGACAGCAATAATCGTAAGAACGACAGTGACTAAAGTATTCTTCATTTCAAGGTCCTCCTTTCTGCCTGCTACAGTTTTTTGATAACAGACCTGACAAGCCCGACAATCTGTATTCGAGCCATTTCCTTGCCCTCGAAAACTTTGGGCGGATATTCCGGATTGAAGCTTTTCAGAACGATCCGGTTTTTCTCATGGTAAAACTTCTTGACGACAAAATCCTCGCCGTCGATCATAACAACAGCGACTTTTCCGCTGTCAACGTCGGACTGCTTGCGAACCTGTATAATATCGCCCTCCTCAATTTTCGGGTACATACTGTTTCCGATGACCTTGATGCCGATAGTCTCCTCCGCCTCGCTGTCTGAGTCGATGTACAGCGGCATATAGTCCACAATATGGTCACTTGCCGACGCTCCGAAACCGGCAGACACACTCTCGTATATTGGTATCTGCCTGATCTTGCCCTGATCAAGGACGTAGAGTTTGTCAGCAGGAACAGCTTTTTCCTCCTCCAAATCAAGGAAGTCAGACGGGCTGACCTGCAATGCTTTAGCATATTTTTCGATTCTGTCACGGCGCATATTTTTGATATTACCGCTTTCATATCGGCTTATCGTGGCTTCTGATACGCCGACAAGATTTGCGACCTCAAGCATTGTAAGACCAAGTTCTATTCTGCGTTCTTTAAGGTTTAACATTAAAACACCTCCTTTTGCAATATTATAGCACATCAATCGCAAAAATGCAAGGAAATTTGAAAATTAAAAGAAAATACTTGCAAAAACGTATTGACAAAATGAAACTGATGTGGTATTATATACTTGCGGAAACGCAAGGAGGTGAAAAAGTGAACCCAATAGAATTCAAGATAGCACAGATAAGAGCAGGTGTGAGCAAAGAGGACATTGCAAAGTACCTTGGTATCAATCCTGCGACAGTTTACCGTAAATTCAATGGGGAATCAGAATTCACTCTGTCAGAACTAAGAAAGCTGAAAGTATTTCTGAATCTTTCCAAAGATGATGTTGACAGGATTTTTTTTAGCGACGAACTTACGGAAATGCAAGAAATTACAACTTCATAAAGGAGGTGAAAGAAATGCAGGTCATAGATACCAATACATTCAACAGGCTTAAAAAAGGCGATATAACCGGCTTCATGTCACACACTGAAGCGGACATTGCATTCTGTGAGTATCTTGCGTGCTGCGGATTTTCCGCTGAGAGCATCGACGAGGAATACAGGAAAAGCGGTCTGATGCGTGAAAAGTGGAATAGACAGCAGTCCGGCACTACCTACGGCGCTCTTGTTATAGAAAAGGCTATGCGAAAAACTGCTGAATAAAGATGCAAGCCGCATCTGATGAACGCAGAAGCGGCTTGTATCAATATCAGTCTTTAAGGAAAGAGTCGAAATTCTTGATTTCTTTGTAGTGTTTATATGCGTCCTCGAAGAAATCATCAAGAGTTTCAAGCTGAAGAAACGGGTCGCCGAAAAGTTTTTCATCATTCATGCGGCGGCAGTATTCCTCAAATTTGGTTTTAGCATAGACCATAGCAAGATCATAAGCTAAGTCTTTCATTATTCTCACCTCCTCCCTTACATTATAGCAAGAGGCGGTGAGACTGTCAAGGAGGAACACAAATGAACGATTTAATCAAAATCGACACCAACGCCACCGACCGCCCCACAGTCATGGGCAGGGAACTTCACAAGGCGCTGGAGATCAAGACACCTTACAATATGAAAGGAGAATGAACCATGACCTACGAAGAAATCAAAAGCAGCACAAAGGACTTTCTTGTTCCGGCTGACATCGCAAGGGTACTGGGTTGCAGTGCATACAACATCAACTTGCAGGTCAAGGAGGACAAGCAGAACGGAATCAACTCCTTCCCGTTCCCGACTATCCTGATAAGATCCAGAGTAAAAATACCCAGAATTGCGTTCATCAGATGCATGGAGGGAACTAAGGAGGAGCAGGAAAATGACTGACTTCGACAAGGCGTGTTACCTCGCCGGCTGGGTTGAGAATCACATGAAGCTGACGGTGATAATCACCGCAGAGGAGATTCTCGATAAACTCAGCCGTCCGGGGGAGCTGGACTGCTACTACCGCATCGCAAAGGAGATATACCCATGAAAACCAAACTTTACCGCCTGACGCTGGCGAACGCCTGGGGCGAGCAGTACGTCGTAATGCTTCCGGCGGTCAGCCTGGGCGACGCACTGAGCCAGGTGACACTTGACCCCGGCTGGCATCTCAGCAGATTCTCGATACTGGGGGTGAGCGCATGAACCCTATCATCGGAACGCTTATTCTGTACCTTGCAATCCGGGAACTTTACCGGGTAATGCGAGAGTACGCCGGGGAATTCAGAGCCTACCGCAGCTGCCTGAAACGTGTCCGCAGACTGCGCCGGACTATCCAGACCGACACCTTCCTCCGGGACACCGCAAGCAATGACGTGACCCGTGAGTACTATGCGGAGCAGGTGCGGAAACTCACCGAAACCCTGCAAGAGTGTGAATAATCCGTGAATTTTCTGTGAACTTTCTGCGATAATCAAACGTTTCCGGTTGATTCCGAGAGTTTTTTGCACCACTTATGAGAGGGGGTGACGATATGAACGAGGTTCAGGAAGAAAAGTGGCGATTCGTGAACGCACACGTTGCGCCGATGTGCATGGAGCTTGACAGCAGCATCGACAAGCTGTGGTACTCCGTCACAAACGGCACGGAACTGGTGACTATCCAGCGCCACAACAAGTCTGTAGTCCGCATCGACGTTACCGCCGACAGTTTAGCGGCTCTGGCGAGGGACGTGCTGAGGACTTTCTGAAAGGGGTGAGAGCGTGAAAGACGAATTCCACATTGATGTGATTTTCCGGCGAAAAACCGCATACTGCCGCAACGTGACCGGCGAAGAACCGATAGGAACGATCATACTGACCACAAAGCGATGTGACGTTGAAGCGGTTCTGTCGGAGTACAATGTCAAGGCTTACCGCATCGTCTGGTGCAGTTCGCCGCATCAGACAATGCAGGATTTCTGCGATATACCGTCACATTACTATGAATAAAAAAAGCTCCCCGAAGGGAGCAAAACAAAAAACACCAACAACAGTATACCACACCGGAGGTGAAATGTCAATGGATATAGAAGAACTTGACCTTGATGTTAAGACGTATAACCGGCTGAAAAGGGACGGGATCAATACCACCGGGGAACTGCTCAGCGAAATGTACAAGGGCGGCAATGATATGGTCGTTTCTACACCTGACGCAAAGCGCTGTGAAGCTGCGCTGAAAAATGCCGGAATCATCAGGTTTATGCGTGGCGATTTCGCAGAGGTCAGCGACATCGACCCGAATCCACTCACTTGGGACGAGCTTCACGGCTATATCGGCAAACTTGTGGTTCATGACGAAAGCACTGAGTCACGCCGCTGGCTCGTGGTTTGCTGGCTCTATGACGTGAAAGACCAGGACTGCGGCAATGCGATTTTTATTAGCCGGGGAACGTCCTTCGGTCACGCCAGAAGAACCACCGTGAACGGCGAACTTTCCAGAGCCGACAACCCGAATCTGCAAAACGAGGGGCGGTTTTTTGCGCTCAGGCAGGGCACTCCTCTTGAAACTCTGGGACTGAGTACCCGGACGTACAATGCCGCTGTCCGGTTCGGAATCAGGTCTGTGGAGGAGTTAGCGGAGCGCATCAGCGAGTTTTGCACTCATGCGCCAAACTGCGGCAGAGAAGCCGAAAAAGCACTTAATAAAGGAGGAAAAACAGTGGCAGAAAACGAGATAATATCCGAAAACTACACCAAAGCCGTCGCCCTGCACCGCAGGATATGCGCCAATGCACAGTCCGCACAGGAGAGCCTTTTCGAGGTGTGCAGAGGGCTGAAAGAGATGCGTGACGGCAAGCTGTATAAGGAGCTGGGATACCAGAATTTCGAGGACTACTGCGAAACTGAGGTAGGCATCAAGAGACATCAGGCACAGAAATACCTTGCAGTTGCAGAAATGGAAAATGGTGACACGTATCACCATTTGGGAGTATCAAAGCTTGCGCTCCTCGCCAAACTTGACGAGCCGGAGCGTGCCGAAATTACCCAGAACACCGACCTTGAAAGCGTTTCCGTGAGGGAACTGAAAACCAAGATAGAAGACCTGAAAAAGGCAAACGAGCGTCTTATGGGCAAGGTTGACGAGGCTGAGAAGCGAGCAGAATCTTCCCGAAAAAGCGAGGAGAACGCCTGCGGAAAACTCAGCATACTCCGTACCGATTTCGATATGCAGAAAGCCAGAATTTCCCAGCTTGAAAAGAAGCGTGATGAACTGGAAGCCCAGATAGAGGAACTTGAAAAACGCCCGGTCGAGGTTGCTGTGCAGGAGTCCCACGAAGTCGAGAATATGCGCCTTGCAATGGAGAAACTGAATGAGGACATCGCAAAGCAGGACGCTCAGATGCGCCAGGAATACGAGGACAGGATACGCTCCCTGAAAGAGCGCCACGAAGCCGAACTGAAAGCCGCACGGGTGCAGGAAATTCCCGATACTAAGGCAGTTTTCAAGGCTTATCTCAGCAACGCTGTGGACGCTTCCAAGCGACTGACCGAGTTCATAAAACAGCACCCTGAACCTGATTTTAGCGCAAGGGTCAAGGAGTTATTCACAAGAATCTTACAGGAGGTATAATCATGAAACTTTACGAAATTTCCGACAATTTCGCTGACCTGTTCAGCCGTCTGGAGGACTTCGATGACGAAGAACTTACCGATAAGGAGCGTGCCGATTTTCAGCAGGCGTGGTTCGACACACTGGAGGGCATCGAGGAGGAATTCACCCTGAAAGCCGAGGCAGTCGCCCTGTACATCAAGGAACTGTCCGCCCGTGCTGAGGCTATCAAAGCCGAGGAAAAGCGCCTTGCACAGCGCCGCAAGTCCGCTGAGGGTCACGCCGCATCGCTCAAAGTTTACCTGAAAAACTGCATGGAGCAGATGCACCTGAAAAAGGTGGAGACTGCAAGGGCAAAAGTCAGCGTTCGCAACACCGCCCCAAGCCTGAAAATCACCGACGAGAGCGCCTTTGTGGAGATGCTCCAGACCATAGGACGTGACGATCTGCTCAGGTATTCTCAGCCGGAGATCCGCAAGTCCGAGGTCAAGGCTGCTATCAAGTCCGGCGAGACTTTCGACGGCGCTGAACTGGTGGCAGGTCAGTCTATCATCATTTCATAAGGAGGAAAAGAAAATGCCATTCACACCCGCAACAAGACAGAAATCAAAACTTCGCCTTGCCCTGACAGGTCCGTCAGGGTCAGGCAAGACACTTTCAGCGCTCCTGCTGGCTTACGGTGTCACAAGCGACTGGGCGAAAATTGCCCTCATCGACACCGAGCATGGACGTGCCAAGTTCTACGCAAATCGCTCCGACTTCGGAACAGGCGCTTTCCTTTATCAGGAACTTGCGCCGCCCTACTCCCCGGAGCGCTACATCGCAATGGTTCAGGAGGGTGCTCAGGCGGTGGGTTCTGACGGCGTTGTCATCGTGGACAGCTTCTCACACGCCTGGGACAATGAGGGCGGCGTTCTCGACATCAAGTCCCAGATCGCCAAAAGGCAGGGCAAAAACGACTACACCGCCTGGGACGAAGCCGGAAAAGTTCAGAATAATCTGGTGAACTCCCTGCTCTCCGCCGACTGCCACACGATCATTACCATGCGCACCAAAATGGCGTATGCAATGGAAGTGAATGACCGTGGCAAGACTGTTCCGGTAAAGCTGGGACTTGCACCAGTCCAGCGTGAGAACACCGAGTATGAGTTCGACATCGTGCTGAATATCGCCCGTGACCACACCGCAAACGCCTCCAAGGACACCACATTTCTGGACTCCTGGCAGGGCATCATCACCCCGGAACTGGGCACTCAGCTTCGTGATTGGCTGGACAAGGGCGTTGAGCCGGAAAAGTGCGCCGACTGCGGCAGTATCATTCACCCGGCGGCAGGCAGGTCAGCGGCACAGATCGCCGAGGGAACGCTCAAAAACTACGGACGCAAGCTGTGCTGGAACTGCATGGCTGCGGTCATCAAGGAGGCAAAGGAAAATGCAGCTAAGACCGTATCAGACGGACCTGGTGCGCAGGGTCAGTGAGGCGTGGCGCAGGGGCAGAAAAGCCCCCTGCATCGTGCTTCCCTGCGGCGGCGGAAAGTCCGTGATCGTGGCTGAAATGGCGAAGCGCACCACCCTGGGCGGCAAGCAGGTTTTGTTCCTGGTTCACCGCAAGGAACTTTGCGAACAGATCGAGCGCACGTTCCGCTGGTGGGGCGTAGATATGCGGTTTTGCACGATAATCATGGTGCAGACCGCCTGCCGCCGCCTGGAAAAATTACCGGTTCCGTCGCTCATCATTACCGACGAGAACCACCACTCCAAAGCGTCCAGCTACACCAAGGTTTACGACCATTTCCCGACCGCTTACCGTGTGGGCGTGACAGCAACGCCTGTCCGCCTGGACGGGACAGGTCTTATCGGCGTGAACGATGAGCTGATAGTTGGCGTGACGGCAAAGTGGCTCATTGACAACCACAACTTAGCCCCCTATGACTACTATGCGCCGGACATCGCTGACATGACCGGAATCCGCATAAAACGGGGCGAATTCGACCAGAAGTCCGCCGAGGGAGTGATGCTGGAGCGTAAGGTTTTCGGGAACGTTATCGGCTACTACAAGCGCTATGCAAGCGGCGTTCAGGCGGTGTGCTACTGCACCACTGTCCGTCACTCGCAGACAATGGCGGAGGAGTTTTCCAAAGCCGGAATCGAGGCGGCACACATCGACGGCAGTACCCCGAAAGCCGAAAGAGAGCGAATTATAGCGGATTTTCGCCGGGGAGCGATCGACATTCTCTGCAACGTTGACCTGATAAGCGAGGGATTCGACGTGCCGGACTGCGGCTGCGTCATCATGCTCCGCCCCACCCAATCCCTGACCCTGTACATTCAGCAGGCGATGCGGTGCATGAGATACCGCCCCGGCAAGCGTGCGGTTATCCTCGATCATGTGGGCAACTACGCCCGCCACGGTCTGCCGGACGATGACCGGGAATGGTCACTGGAGGGGCGCAAAAAGCAGTCCGGCAGAAGCATCGAAAATGACGATATAGAGCGGTTTTGCACCTGCAAGAACTGCTATGCGGTGTTCCCGAAAATGTCTCAGGGAAAGCCGGTGGAAGCCTGCCCTGAGTGCGGCGAACCGGTGGAGAAAAAGTCTCGCCGGGACATCGAAACGGCGCAGGAAACCGGCTTGCAGAAGATCGAGGGACTGCACTTCGATCGGCAGTCACCGGCGGACTGCGGCTCCTACGCCGAACTGCTGGACTACGCCAAACAGAGGGGCTACAAGCCGGGCTGGGCGTACTATCAGGCGAAACGAAGGGGGCTGATTGCATGACCGAGGAACACAAAATTCAGACCCGGATAATGGCGGCGGTGTCCCATGAATGTGCGATTTTCCGCACAAATTCAGGGGATTTCTGGCAGGGGGAACTGGTCTGGTCGAGGGAGTTTCAGCAGAACGTTCTGGTGAACATCAGGCGTGTTGCCGGACTTCCCACCGGTCACGCCGACCTGTCAGGTGTCCGCAAATCCGACGGAAAAGCCGTCTTTATCGAGGTCAAAACAAAGTCGGGGCGACCCAGTGATGCGCAAAAGCATTTTCTGGCACAAATGGCGAAATACGGCGCAATTTCCGGTGTCTGCCGAAGTCCCGAAGAAGCATTAAAACTTATCAAAGGAGAGATTTTATGAACTTTTCAAAACCCGCTGAATCAAACTACGGACTCGTTCCTGAGGGAGAGTACGACGTTATCATCAAGGAAGCTTACGAGAATGTCCACAAGACAAACGGAAAGCCCTGCATCAACCTTACATTTACTATCCGCAACGATGTTGACCAGGAGTGCAAGAACCGCAGCCTCTTCCTGACACTCTGGAAGAAGCGTGAGCCGAACGCCGACGATATGCAGGCTGACGGCTACAACTACAACCAGCTCAAAGTCCTGCTCAGTGCGGCAAGAATCGAACAGGTGAACTTCGAGAGCGTCGCTGACTTCTGCCGTGCGCTCATCGGCAAGTGCGTCGTTGTTTCAGTTTACCATGAGGAGTACAAGGGCAAGAAGCAGGAGAGAATATACGGCTTCGACATACTCCCAACAGACAAGCCCGACTGCAAGCACGTTTTCAAGAGTGCAAATTCCGGCACAACTTCCGCCCCCGCTCAGCGCCCTCCGGAGCAGTTTGCGTCACAGCTTCGGGCGGCAGATTTTGAGGAACTGGTCAGCGATTCGGACGTTCCATTTTAAGGAGAATTGTGAACAATTTGTAAAGTTGCACGATAATCTGTGTACCAATTGTAAACAATCCATGAACTTTTTATGTAAATCAAACGTTTTCGTTTGAATGGCACGGTTTTTTTGCCCTATTATGGAAACTATTTTTCAAGGAGGTACAACAATGTACGAACTCATTCCAAGCGAACTCAAAGCCCTGAAAAACTGGGTCTGCTGGCGTGCCGTGCCTGATGCCAAGTCCCACAGCGGTGTCAGCAAGCGTCCTGTGAACCCGGTCACCGGGGCGCTTGCCAAGTCCAACGACCCGTCAACCTGGTGCGATTTCGACACGGCGGTTTCGGCTTCAAGCGACTATGCCGGCATCGGTTTCATGTTCGAGGGAAGCGGCTTTTTTGGCGTAGATCTGGACGATTTGGCACTTGACAGCGACACGGTGACGGAGTTCCTCAGCACCCTCAGAAGCTATGCGGAGGTGTCCTACAGCGGCAACGGCGTTCACATCATCTGCCGTGGAAAACTCCCTTCCGGCGGCAGGCGTAGAGGCGGTATCGAGATGTACGACAGCGGTCGTTTTTTCGTGATGACTGGCAGATTTTACGGCAGTTTTCCCGACATTTCCGACGGGACTCAGGCTATCAGGTCGCTTCATGAAAAGTACCTGGGAGAGCGTCAGAGTGCGCCGGAAAAGCCCTCGCCCAAACCCGTGAGCCTGGACGTTCACAGCATCATCGAGAAAGCCATGAACTCCAAGGGCGGCGACAAGTTCCGCAGGCTTTATAATGGTAATATTCAGGACTACACTTCCGCTTCCGAAGCTGACCTTGCATTTTGCAATATGCTGGCGTTCTGGTGCGGCGGTGACACCGCAAAAATGGACGAGATATTCCGCAGTTCAGGGCTTTACCGTGAGAAGTGGGACAGGAAACAGTCTGGTTCAACTTATGGAAAACTCACCCTGCAAAAGGCGGCAAATGGCTGTAATGCGCACTATGACCCCAACCGCCCACAGGACAGCGGCGCTAAGATCACCATTAAGCAAAAGGGGAAAGTTCCCCAGGACAAGATGTACAAATTCGACGACTCCGGCAACGCTGAGCGCATGAACGATTCTTTCGGTGAGGTGCTGAAATGGTCATACGTCGAAAAGAAGTGGCTGTTTTATGAGGGCGGAAAATGGCACTATGATGATATCGGTTATCACCGTCATCTGGCTGATGCGGTGGTGGCGATGATCGAGCAGGACTACCCCCTTTACCAGGACGACCCCGACACCGAAAAGGCGTTCATGAAGCACCTGAAAAAATCCCGAAGTTTCACCGGCAAGACAAACATGATACGGGAGTATGAGCATTATTCCCCGATTCTGCCCCGAATGCTCGACAAGCACAAGATGCTCCTGAACTGCAAAAACGGCACACTAAACCTGAAAACCGGTGAGCTTTCGCCCCACGATCGTGGTAATTTCATGACCAAGCAGATTCCCGTGAATTACAACCCCGATGCACCTGAACCCAAGCTGTGGCTGAAGTTCCTTGATGACATTTTCAGGGGCGACCCATACATGATACGCTACATTCAGAAGTGCTGCGGCTACTCACTTTCCGGCTCCACCGAGGAGCAGTGCCTGTTCTTCCTGCACGGCTCCGGCGGCAACGGCAAGAGCGTGTTCCTGGAAATTATCCGGTACATCTTAGGCGACTATGCGACCAACATTCAGCCCCAAACCATTATGATGCAGAACCGTTCCGGAAGTTCACCAAATGGCGATATTGCGAGACTTAAAGGCGCAAGACTGGTAACATCAGTCGAGCCGAATGAGGGCGCATGGCTTGACGAGGGACTGGTGAAGCAGCTCACCGGCGACGATGTTGTCACTGCCCGAAAGATGTTCTCGGACGAGTTCGAGTTCAAGCCGGAGTTCAAATTATGGATGGCGACCAACCATAAACCCCGCATCAAAGGCACTGACAACGGCATCTGGCGACGCATTCACCTGATACCGTTTACCGTCCAGATTCCCCCGGAAAAAATGGACAAGCACCTGAAATATAAGCTGGTTCAGGAGGCGGAATCTATCCTGAAATGGATAATCGACGGCTGTCTATTATGGCAAAATGAGGGACTGACCATGCCCAAGGCTGTCAAGGACGCTACTCAGGAGTACCGCAATGAAATGGACACTTTGGGGGCATTCATCGCCGCCTGCTGCATCGAGGGTGGAGGCGAGGTCAAGGCTTCACAGCTCTACGCTGCATATGGCAAATGGGCACAGGAAAATAATGAGTATTGCCTGCCTAACTCCAAGTTCGGCGCTGAAATGGTCAGGAGATTCCAGAAAGTCCGCACCAAAAAAGGCATTGTCTATAAAGGTCTGACACTGGATAATAATAGTTAAATATATTAAGGGTGTAGGGGGTGTAGGGTTTTCCTATAGTACGCATGAAAAAATAAAACTTTAGTATACTAAAGTGATATAAATATATATAGCCCCTATGAAAACCCTACACCCCCTACACCACCATACACCAAAGAGAACAGGAGGAAACATGAAACCCACAGATTTCAAAGACAAAGCCGTGTGGAAGTCTCTGGAGCGGCAGGCTTTCGAGGGAACTATCGACTTCGAGAAGTTCCCGGCGGCGGAGTACAAGTATTTCCGGGAACTGCTGAAAGTGTACGCAGAGTTCCGCTTCGGCAGCATCGACAAAGGGCTTGCCGCTCAGCAGAAGGCGCTCCTGCTGAAAGAGTACACCCAGTCCGTGCAGGAGAGGGAACGCTACCTCGATGTGTACCGCACCTATCAGGAGAATGTGGTCACTTTACAGCACCGCCTTGCCGACATCGAAAAGGCACAGTCCCCGGAGGAGATTGCTGATCTTGCCTGCTCCTGCATCGAACTGCTCACCGGGGAGTTTGAGTTTGCTAAGAGACAGCGCCGGAAGATTTTTAAGAAGGAATGACAAATGAATGATGAATATATACGCAAATCCGATGCTATTGCTGCTGTGAACAAAATGGCTTATCCCTATGTTTATGGAGAGTATACTTTTCTTGCAGCAGCAAAAAGACATATAGCAGCAGTGCCGTCTGCTGATGTACAGCCTGTGAAACATGGTAGGTGGAAACCCGTTCTTTATACATCACACTGCTCTTGTGGGAAAAGCTATCAAACAACGTTCTATAACTGCTCAGTTTGCGACCACGTTGCACAGTGGCAGCCTTATGGCTTGAATTACTGCCCAAACTGCGGCACAAAAATGGACGGTGATGCGGAAGGAAGGTGCGAAAAATGAATGATAAATATGTTAAATTAGCAGATGTAAAACGAAAACTAAGATATATTTTCAAAGCTTATGGAGTGGGCGGCTTCGTAAAAGAGAAAGTCGAAAAGACACTTGGCAATTTGCCGTATAGTGTAAAAGGAGACTTAGAAACAACTCTCGAAGCCACAGACGTTCAGCCGTTGAAGCATGGTCGTTGGAAAAGCTCGGCAAATGCAATAGAAAGCGGAACTGTAAAGTGCAGCAATTGCAGATCAGAAATGTATATAGACGATTTGCTTGCGGTCTCCGCCTCTAATGATAATCTGCCGAATTACTGCCCAAATTGCGGCGCAAGAATGGACGGAGGCGATAAAGATGATAGTTAACGGCAAGTGGCTCACAAGTTATGACATGGCTGACCTGATCCATGAACAGGAGCAGAAGATAGCCGACCTGGAGAACCTGCTCCGGGACGCTCAGTGCGTAATTTCCCGGACAGCTCAGGGCGACTGCATTTCCTGCAAACACCGGTTCGGCTGCACACACTCTGGTGACTGTGAGTACGTCTGGGAGCATGAGATCAAGTGGAGGTGAAGAAGATGAAAACAGTTGACGATTTACGATGGATATTATTCAAGTGTGCGGCTTCATACGATTTCCCGGCGTTTGAGGACTGCACATATCCGGCGACCTGCTGCCATATGCACGCCATAGCCAATGACATGATACTGAGAGGAGAGTACTGATGACCGCCAAAGAATACCTTGAACTTGCCTACCGCATTGACTGCATCATCAGGCAGAGACAGGACATCTGCGCCGGACACCGGGCAAGTCTCTACGGCAGGAGCATCGACCTTTCCGGGGCGCACTGCTCCTCCGGCGGCGACTCCCTCGGAAAAGCTATCGGCAAGGTCGCTGACTATGAAGCCGAAACCGACCGGATAATCTCCGACCTTGTGAGTATCCGCCTGGACATCGAGAAGTCAATAATGCAGATCACGAACAAGAAGCAGAGGGAAACCCTCATAAACCGCTATCTGCTCTACTGCCCCTGGAAAAACGTTTACGACAAGGATACAGGCGAACTTATCCGTCAGGGCATCAGAGAAAAAATGGGGTATTCATTAGAAGCGGTTTACAAGTTTCATTCTGAGGGACTGAAAAAAATTACCGTTCCTGAAAATATTACAGTAAAATACAGTGAAATACTGTCAAGACTGTGCTAAAATAGTATCATAAGAATCAGGCAAAAACCGCCGCTTGGATACTCAGCACGTTTCGACCTCCTTGATGATTTTGCGGTGGCTTGAGCATATGAAGCGGCGGCAGTCTGGTTCGATTAGTGATAAGATTTCTTCAAACATTCCCTTTCAACGAAAGAGCGCTTTCCGGTTCGGTGAGCGCTTTTTTCGTGTCCCAGACCGGGGGGAGTACCCCCTGACATCGGGCAGCCGGGACTTCTTCCCGTCACTGCTCATATTTCTCGCTGAAAGGAGTGAGATACACGAAAACCTACGGTATGAACTACCTGAAAAGCAAGCTTGCTGATAAGTCGAGGCGTGTAAAAATACGCTACGAATACTACGACATGAAGCGGAAAATGCGCCGCATAAGCGCCCTGATACCGCCTGAATTTCAGAGCCTTACCTACTCCCTCGGCTGGTGTGCAAAGGCTGTGGACTCACTGGCTGACCGCCTTATCTACGACGGCTTCGACAGCGATGACTTCATGCTCGGTCAGATATACGCCCAGAACAATGCCGACATTCTCATGGACAGCGCTGTTCTGTCGGCACTTATCACCTCATGCTGTTTCCTCTATCTGGACATAGAAAACAGCTATCCCCGCATCGAGTGTATAGACGGCGGCAACGCTACCGGCATCATCGACCCGGTCACGAACCTTCTGCGTGAAGGCTACGCAGTTCTCGAACGTGACCCACATGGACAGATCGTGCAGGAGGCTTACTTCCTGCCGAACCGGACGGAGTATTACGAATCAGGGAAACTCATTGACGTTCTGGAGCATGATGCGCCGTATCCGCTTCTTGTGCCGGTCATTTACCGCCCCGATGCAAAGCGTCCATTCGGTCACTCACGCATCACACGCACCTGCATGGACACAGTCCAGAGTGCCGTGAGGACGATGCTCAGGACGGAAGTGGGGGCGGAGTTCTTCTCCGTTCCGCAGAAGTACGTTGTCGGCATATCCCAGGACGCTAAGTTCAACAACCGCCTTGCTACCATGTCAACGTTCCTGAAATTTACCAAGGACGACGAGGGCAAGTCACCGACACTGGGGCAGTTTCAGCAACAGTCCATGTCACCGCATCTGGAACATATGAAGATGCTCGCTTCCGTGTTCGCCGGTGAGACCGGTCTGACCCTGGACGACCTGGGCTTCAACACCGGCAACCCTGCAAGCTATGACGCTATCAGAGCAAGTCACGAACAGCTCCGGCTGACGGCTCGCAAGGCGCAGAGAACATTCGGCGCATCGTTCCTGAATGCCGGATACCTTGCCGCCTGCCTGCGTGACAGCTACGCCTACGAACGCCGTGCATTTGCGGAAACCAAGGCGGCATGGCAGCCGATATTCGAGCCGGACGCAGGTGCGCTTGGTGCTGTGGGTGATGCCGTGTTCAAGATTAACCAGGCAGTCCCCGGCTACATCGGTGAAAGGGCAGTCCACTCAATGACAGGTCTGGAGAGTGATGCACAGTGAGCATAGACAGCATCATATCACTGATACTCACCGACAAGCGCCTTTCCGCACTCCGGAAGAAGATAGTTTCCGGCAAGGGCACGTTCTCCGACACCTTCGACTACACAAGCTATTCGGCGAACCTCATGGGGCAGCTTTTCTCCGGCGAGGTTCTCGATATGCCAGAGGAGGAGCGCAAAAGTACCTGCATATCGCTCCTGCGTGACAGGTACACCGACATAAACGCCCTCCTTGACACCACTCAGAGGGCGCTCGACAAGGCTCAGGGGCTTGCCCTTGCGCCTCGACACGTTTCCTTTGACGAGGAGCGTGCGGCGCAGATCGGTGACAGCCTGATTGACAAGACCGTCCCCGATGAAACGATAGTCCGCAGGGCAGGCTCAGCGCCGGTGACGGCAGTCCGCTCGATGCACGATGACTACATCGAGGAAAACGCTGAATTTCGCAGCAAGGCAGGCTTGCAGTGCTACATAAACCGGGTGACGGACGGCAAGTGCTGTAAGTGGTGCAGTAAAATGGCAGGGCGGTTTGAATACGGCGACGAGCCGGACGGCATCTTCCGCCGCCACGATAACTGCGGCTGCTCCGTTACCTATGAGTGCGGACGGCAGCGGCAGAACGTGTGGACAAAAAAAACCTGGGAAGTGCCTGAGCCGGACGCAGGCACTCCGCCTCCGACGGTTCTGAGCCATGAGCAGGCACGCAGGCTGGAACAGCAGCGGCTTGCACAATTCAGAGGGCTTAGATTTAACAGTTCGTCTATTGACAATTCTGGGGAAAGTGGTATAATAGAATCAAAGAAGATCACTCCAGCGACTGAACAGGAGATAGCTGATTTTAAGGCGTCATTGTTGGAAATGGGCTTTGCAGATGTCACAGGTTTTGAAAACTATACTGAAAGCAACGAGCATTTACTTGAAATAATAGAGGATTTCGGCAAGCTTAAAGCTGATTTTCCAGACTATTTCAAAGGCTTGAAACTTGATTTTGGAACGGTTAAAGAAATGACTGATAATGATTACGCTGGATATGTTCCGGGAACAGGAACTATACATCTGAATCCGGTTTTCTATAATAATTTTGAGAAAATGCAGAAGGAGTATTCCTCTGACGTAAGCAGAAATTATCATCCTGCCGGTACAGACTACAGGGCAACTATTTTTCACGAGTTTGGTCATAGAGTTGAGCATATTTCAGAATCTAATCCAAAAAAAAATTGCCAAAAAGGTCTTTGAAAGTCTAAATAATCGTTATTATACTCGAAAATTATGTGATATATGGATTTCTTCGATGCTTTCGGAGTATGCAAAATATTTTGATTATGATGAACTTATTGCGGAATCATTTGCTGAGTATTATTGCAGTAGTAAGCCAAGAGAAATATGTACAGAGATTATTAAGTATTTTTGAAATGAGGTGCAAGGTATGGTAGCAAATCCTGATAAATATTTGTTCTGGGGAACAAATCCTGATTGGTATGACTATGATGAAAACGAGCAGCCATATCTTACTGATGCTGCTCCGGAAAAAGCAAGAGAATCATTTAAGAATTATCTTGAATTAAAGGAAAAAGAGAAGAAAAGTGGTATACGCATATTCTAAAAACATCATCACGGTATAATATCGACTAAACCGCCCCTAAACAAGGCGGTTTTCTTATGCCCATTTGAAGGAGGTGAGGAAATGGAACTGAAAGACACTATCGACCTTATGCAGTCTAAGGACTACAAGGAACGTTTCAAGGCTGAGTATTACCAGTTGAAGATAAGGCGTGAAAAACTTATGGACTTCCTTGACAGGTGGAACAGAGGTGCGCTGGGCTTTGAGCCGGACAGCCCTTTTGAACTGCTTGACAAACAGCTCAGAGCGATGACCGCTTACAAGGATATGCTCGAACTCAGAGCGCAGCGTGAGAACATCGAACTTTAATACCGCTTAAAAGCACCTGCAAGGGTGCTATTTTTATACCCCGACACAAGGAGGAAAAGCCATGTCACAGCCCAGAGCAAGACCCAACCTGCGCCCCGACCACAACGGTACTCAGAGGGCGCAGTTTGAATCCAACAAAAAACGCATCTACGAAACGCAGGAGGTTTGCGGCATATGTGGGAAACCTGTTGATTTCAGCTACAAGTTTCCCCACCCGCTTTCCCCTTGCATCGACCACATCATTCCGGTATCAAGGGGCGGTCACCCGTCAGAGCTGTCGAATTTACAGCTTGCACACATGACCTGCAACCGGCTCAAGTCCGATAAGCTTACCGCAAAACCGGACGTTTCAGCCGGTGCAGAGGTCGTTTCAAACCGGCTTCTGCCCCACACCTTTGACTGGAAAAACATCTGAAAGGAGTCGTCTGTATGCCCGACAAGCGCACAGGCAGACAGACTCCTACAGTATCTTTTGTGCTTCCTTACACCGAATCACTGGGCACTCAGGCGGCGGAGATATACAACCGCTCCGACCGCTCCGCTCAGCCCTGGCAGGAACTTATGCTCGAAGACATCATGGCGGTGAATGAGGAAGGTCTGTGGGTACACATGAAGTTCGGCTGGTCTATTCCCCGCCGAAACGGTAAGTCGGAAATACTCATCATGCGTGCCATGTGGAGCGTCTCAAACGGCAGACGTGTACTCTACACCGCCCACCGCACCACCACTTCCCACAATGCATGGGAGAAGATCATCGAGCGCCTTTCAAAGGCAGGTTTCACCGAGGGCGAGGACTTCAAGACTACCAAGCAGTTTGGTCTGGAGCGCATCGAGTGGCTCACCGGCGACGGCGTTATCAACTTCCGCACACGTTCCAGCAAGGGCGGTCTGGGTGAGGGCTATGACGATCTTATCATCGACGAGGCGCAGGAGTACACCTCCGACCAGGAATCGGCGCTCAAATACGTCGTTACCGACAGCCCGAACCCTCAGACGCTCATGTGCGGAACTCCGCCTACGGTCGTTTCCTCCGGCACTGTTTTCCTTGCCTATCGCCGTGATGTTTTAGGCGGAAATACTCAGGACTGCGGCTGGGCAGAGTGGAGCGTTCCGGCGCTTACCGATGCTCATGACCCGGAACTGTGGTATGAAACGAACCCCTCCCTGGGCTATATTCTCAGCGAGAGAACTATCCGAAGCGAACTTGGCGATGACCAGGTAGACGACAATATCCAGCGTCTTGGTCTGTGGCTGAAATACAATCAGAAGTCGGCTATAAGCAAGGAAGAATGGCTTGAATACAAGCTTGACGCTCTGCCAGAACTTGCATCTGACATAAAGCTGTACTATGGCGTAAAGTTCTCAAAAAAAGGCAGCGTTTCGCTGTCTGTAGCGGTAAAAACTGCCGACGAGCGGATCTTCACCGAGGCTATTGACTGCCGTGGTGTCAGGGAGGGCAATGACTGGATAATCGAGTATCTCAGAAGCCCTCATGCCGTCAGTGCAGTCATCGACGGAGCAGGCGCTCAGACCGTGCTTGCGGAGGATATGAAGAACGCCGAAGTAAAATGCAGGGCGATCATGCCGAAGGTAAGCGAGGTAGTCGCCGCAAATGCACTCTTTGAGCAGAAACTCTTTGAGGGGAAACTTTGCCACTCAGGACAGCCTGCACTTACTCAGGCAGTCTCCAACTCACAGCACAGGGCGATAGGCTCAGGCGGCGGCTACGGCTATGACTCCATACTGGAGGGCGCTGATATATCGCTCCTGGAATCGCTGTCACTGGCGGTATGGCAGTGTGCAGGCGCTAAGGAACGCAAAAAACAGGAAATCACATATTGACCCGACTACGGGGGAAAGTAGGAATTTGTCATGTCAGAAGATTTTAAGGTAATCGACACACAGGAAGCTTTCGACGCTGCTATCAAGGCACGTCTGGAGCGCAATACAAGAACCGTGACAGATGAAGTCACAAAGAAATATGAGGGCTACATCTCACCTGACGAAGCCCGGAAGTCAGCCGACCAGATAGCCTCCCTCACCAGGCAGGTGGAGGAACTTAACGGGAAAGTAAGCGCCTACGAGACAGACTCGGTAAAAATGAAAGTCGCTCTTGAATGTGGTCTGCCGGCTCAGCTTGCCCAGCGTCTTACAGGCGAAAATGAGGAGGAGCTGAAAAAGGACGCTCAGGCACTTGCCGCCCTCATGAAGCCCTCACACCAGACACGTCCCCACTCTACAGAAAGCGGCAGTCAGATGTCCGGCGTGGAGGCTGCATTCTACAAGAAAAATCCTTCTCTCAGAAAGGAGAACTAATTTATTATGGCACATGAACTTCAGGAAAGATACTCCGACCTCGTCCTCGCTAAAATGAGGAGCGAACTGGTACTTACAGACGGTTTCGTCTTTAACAACGATTATGAGGGCGACCCGAAAGCCGGTTCTGTAAAGATCCCCAAGCGTGATACAGAGGTAGCTGTGAGCGACTACGACAAGGCAAACGGTGTTGCTGCTTCAAGCGGTTCTACTGAGTATGTGACGCTCAACATCACCAAGGACAAGGCGGTAAACGAGATCATCGACAACTACGACGCTGAGGCAGTTCCCGACAATCTTATTGCAGACCGTCTGGACAGCGCAGGCTATTCCCTTGCCGCTCAGGTGGATACAGACGGCGCTACTGCTCTGCTTTCCGGCGGTACTCCCGTCAATATCGCATCGCTCACAAAGTCCAATATTTACGAAACTATCGTCGATATACGCACAGCAATGTCCAAGGCGAAAGTTCCAAACGACGGCAGACGCTACCTTCTGGTTACTCCCGACGCTATGTCCCTTATCCTCAAGTCTCCCGAATTTATCTCCGCTTCCGACCTGGGCGACGAAGTGAAACAGCAGGGAATCCTCGGCAAGATAGCAGGCTTCCTGGTCAAGGAGTGGAACGACTCCACCGCTAACCTCGCCATGATCGCCGGACACCCCCGCTATGCCACAAGAGTCCTTGAATGGGGCGTTCCGGTACACATCGAGGACCTTAACGGTTCAGGCAAGTATATCGGTGCTTGTGCTGTTCAGGGACGCAGTGTCTACGACCACAAGGTTCTCCGCCCCACTGCCGTTCGCTGCATCTTCTCTCCCGGAAATCTTACCGCTTCACTCGCTCCTGCTACAGGCGAAGGCGCTTCCGGCAAGACCGTCGTGACTGTCACCGCAGGCAATACCGGCACAACCTACGCTTACAAGCTTAACCCTGCATCAAGAGCCACATTCGACGAGACTGCCACTGCATACGGCGGTACATCACTTACCTCCGGCACAACAGCTATCTCCGCTTCTGCCGGTGATGTTATCGAGGTGGTAAACCTCAGCTCCTCAAAGGTGAAGGCTGTCACATACCTCACTGTAAGCGCAGGAGACATCGCAGACTAATGGGTACGGTATACGCTCAGGTCAGCGACATTCTCGCCCTCGGCGTGCCGCTCACCCCTCAGCAGCAGGAATCAGCGGAGGTTCTGCTTTCGCAGGCTTCCGCCAAGCTCCGGCTGGTGGCTAAGAAGTACGGCAAGGACGTTGATGCTATGATACAGGCTGATGCAGACTGTGGAGAAGTCGCAAAAAGCATCGTCGTTCAGGCTGTTTCAAGGGCACTGAACAGCATAGCCGACAACGCTCCGGCGGTTCAGCAGGCTTCACAGTCTGGTCTGGGCTACTCAGCATCAGTCACCTTTGTGAACGCCGGTCAGTCGCTTTATTTCCTCAGAAGTGAACTGAAAGACCTGGGGCTTATGCGGCAGACTTACGGCGCTATGGAGGTGTACGGAAGTGAATCTGATACAGGGAACTGAGGTTCTGCTCCTGGGGGGCGACCTGCCGGAAACGGTTAGCAACGTGCTGATCGGCGAGCCTTCCCCGGACGGGCGCTCCTTTACGCTGGGAATCCCCAAGGGCGACAGCCACCTCTGGACGGACAGGAAGCTTTCGTTCTTCGGGAGAACTTTCCGGACGGTGGGTCTGCCTGCTGAGGGCATCGAGGCGAATATCCCCCTTTGCTGGCACAAAAAAGTCAGGGCGGAGCAGGCAGAAATAACGGGCAGTTGTACGGTGTACACCTGCGAAACATTCCAGAGACACGTCTACAGCGACGTGTTTTTTTATGACGGCAGGGGCGCAAAGACTACCATGAAAGGCACTCAGCCGGAGGGCGATGTGTCTGTAAACATCTGGTCATGCAGTCAGGGCGACGGCTACGAGCCGAAAGCAGGGGACATTATCCTTCCCGGCGAGTGCGATGTCATTATCGACACATCGTCCCAGGAGGCGGTCTCGGACGGTCTGGCACAGCTCAGGGCACTTGCTCCTAATGGTCTGCCTGTTATCAAGACCGTTAACCGCTCGCTCTGCGGACTAAAGTATGACTACGCCATAACAGCAAGGTGATAGCATGAAGTACAGCATAGTTTTCAGCGCAGACCGGCAAAAAGAGGGGCTGAAAAAGGCTCAGGACTACATCGACAGCGAGTGCGTCCGGCTCATGACACCCCTCGTTCCTGTGGGTCTGCCAAAGTACGATAATTCCGGAAAACTCCGGGATTCTGCGGTCATAGTCCGTCCGGGGCGCATCGAGTATACTGCACCATTCGCAAGGCGTGACTACTACAACAAAAAGGTTGACCACCGCAGAGGCGGCAACCCGAAAGCAAGGCGTATGTGGTTCGAGCCGATGAAAAAGCAGCACGCTCCTCAGATACTCCGGGGAGCGGCAGCGGTCGCAGGAGGTGTCGCAAAATGAACATAATCGAGACTGTTCGGGGGATTCTGGAGAGTTTCCCGAAAATTGCGGAGGTCGTGGGTGAAGTTCACATAGACTTCGCTGACCCGTCCCCCACAAGCTACGGGCTTTCCTCGGTGGGTGACACGCTTCTTCACGAGGACGTTCTGGGCAACCAGTTCCGGCAGCACACGTTCATGCTCTACAGCACCTTTTCCAGCATCAACGACTATGAGCGCCTTGCCAATTCATCGGTATTGCTGGAGCTGTCCCTGTGGCTGAAAGACCAGACCGGGGCGCAGGTAACGTCCCTGAACGGAGTCGGTGAACTTACCAGGCTTACCGCCGAAAACGGTATGCTCATAGCCGTGCCGGAGGAGAACTTAGCGGACGGCGTGCAGTATCAATTGCAGATAATCGCAGAATACTTGATCAATGCACAATAATTCAATGCGTAATGCAAAATCAATTCATAATGCATAATTCATAATGCATAATGCATAATGTGCGGGGCGGCTGCTTTACCTGGCTGAATATACTTTTAAGTCACCGGAACGCTGTAAACCACCGCATCAGCAACACTTGCTAAAACCAATAATTATGCATTATGAATTATGCATTATGCATTAATAAAATGAGGAGGTTTAACATGAAGAAGATAATTTTTGACGAGGGCTACAAGGAGTACCAGGTGGGCGAGTCCGCCGACCGCATCATCAGGCTCAGACCTGACCCCAATATGCTCCGCCGCTTCGAGGAGACTTACGCAAAACTCGACAGCATCGGTGAGAAGCTGAAAACCGCACAGGCTGAGGATATGCCTGCCATTGACGCTCAGGTCAGGGAGATGCTGAACGAGGCTTTCGGCTGCGACATCTGCACCCCTGCTTTCGGTGATGCCTCGGTGTTTACGCCTGTGGGCGACGGCGAAAAGATGCTCATGGAGGCATTTTTCGAGGCGTTCCTGCCCGTCCTGAAAGAGGACATCACGGACATTACCAAGACCCCGGCTATCCGTCCGGAGGTCGCAAAGTACACCGAAAAACCAGCGGAAATGCCCTCCCTTGACACTCTCACCGCTGACCAGAAACAGGCGCTCATCGCCCTGCTGTCACAGTGATAGGACTGCTGCCAACAGCGCTTGAAATCGCCGGAAAACCCTACCCCATAGACAGCGACTACCGCACCATGCTCCGGACGTTTGAAGCCCTTAATGACCCGAACCTGACCGAGCAGGAAAAGTGCTACGTCATGCTGAAAAACCTCTACCGAAACCCGGAGAATATCCCCCGTCAGCACTTGCAGGAAGCCGCTGAAAAGGCGGTCTGGTTTGCTGACGGCGGCGAGTGCGAAAAGTCCGCCCAGGGCGCAAGGATCCTCGACTGGAAGCAGGACGAGCGCATCATCTTCCCGGCGATAAACAAGGCGGCAGGCTGCGAAGTCCGGGGTCTGCCGTACCTGCACTGGTGGACGTTTTTAGGGCTGTTCGGCGAGGTGGGCGAGGGTCTGCTGACGCAAGTTATCAGTATCCGCCGCAAGCGCTCCAAGGGCAAAAAACTGGACAAGTGGGAACAGGAATTTCTGAACGAACACCGTTCCCTCATCAACCTGAAGAAGAATTACTCACAAGAAGAACTGGCTGAGCAGGAAAAACTGAACGCTCTGCTTGATTAGGAGGAAAATTATGAGCATTAAAGCTGAAAGAAAGTATCTGGCGCACTACATCGACATTAACCCCCTGGGCGACCCCGCCACCGCCACCACCGAAACCACAAATTATGTCCGCATCGGCAAGGATTTAGAGGAGTACATCGAGAATCTGAACCCCGATGTAAGCACCGAGAAAAATATCCTCGGTGAGAATAATGTTATACACAACGGCTTCGACGTAAGCTCCGATGTTGACCCTTTTTACGTTCGCCTGGACGGCAGCACTCCCGAAGAAATGGCTCAGAAACTCATGTATATAGCCAACGAGAGACTGACCGGCACAGGCACTCAGACCACCAAGGTGGACGTTCTGGTGGACGCTTCCGGTACGGTGATCTGGGCGTACCGTGAGAATATAGTTATAGTTCCCAACTCCGTGGGCGGCGACACTTCCGGCGTTCAGGTGCCCTTCTCCGTCTACAACGACGGCAGCCGCACCAAGGGCACCTGGAACACGTCCACAAAGACCTTTACCCCCGTTTCAGAAAATCCTGCAAGCGAGGGCTAAACGGCGAATTACTGCGGAAAATGAGGTGAGACAATGGCTGCTGACGGCAGACTGAATTTCGATACAAGCCTGAATACCGAGGGCTTCGACAAGGGTGCTGAGGAGCTTGACCGCAAGGCTGAAAAGACCGCAAAGGAAGTGACGGACACCGCCGAAAGTGCCGCAGAATCGGTGAAAAAGGCGGCTGAGAGTGCCGGTGACGTGAAAGTTTCCGTCAGCGCCGACACCTCCGCCGCCGTTTCAGCCGTTGACGCTCTGGACACCGCCGTTCCGGAAGTCGATGTGCCTGTTGATGTGGACGATTCAGCAATTTCTGAAAAGTCCGCAGGTCTGGCTGAACGGATCCGTGCGGTTTTCGACGGCATCGGCGACACCTTCCGGGGAATTTCCGACAAGGCAGCGGCTCGTTTCGGCACCGTGGAAAAGTCCGCTGATTCCGCATCAGACCGCATAAAACGGCAGTTCGCAAAGGCAGGCAAGTCCGCTGAACAGTCGATGTCCTCCAGTTGCGGACACATCGGCAAAAATCTGGACGGCGTAAAGTCCCGACTCAAAGACATTGCCGCCGCCGTTGGACTTGCGTTCAGCGTTCGACAGGTCGCAAACTTCGCAAAATCGGCAATTGAGACTTCCGCCGAGGTGAATGCGGCACAGTCCGCCCTGACCCAGACCTTCGGGGAAATGGAGGGGGCGGCAGTCCGCTCGATCGAGCAGGTAGCGGAGTCCTCCGGAATCGTCGCAGACCGTCTAAAGGGCGCAGGTACGCAGATTTTCGCCTTTGCAAAGGCTTCCGGAATGGACGCTCCGCAGGCGCTGGACATGATGGGCGATGCTCTGCAAGTGGCGGCTGACAGTGCGGCGTACTACGACCGCAGCCTTGAGGAAACTTCCGAAACGCTCCGGTCATTCCTCAAGGGCAACTACGCAAATGATGCGGCGCTTGGTGTGTCATGCACCGAAACTACCCGAAATATAGCCGCAAACAAGCTTTACGGCAAGTCCTTCAAGGACCTGTCCGAGGCGCAGAAGCAGCTTGCCCTCCTGCAAATGGTGAAGGACGCTAACAAACTGTCCGGCGCTGAAGGACAGGCAGCCCGTGAAGCGGAGGGTTGGGAGAACGTCATCGGCAACCTGAAAGAGGTCTGGCGGCAGCTTATGGCAGTGGTGGGTCAGCCCATGCTCCACATCGCCACAAGTGCCGTAAAATCGCTGACTGCGGCGCTTTCCGTCCTCCTGGAAAAGGCGAGGGCGGCGGTGTCGGCACTGTCGGCGCTGTTCGGCTGGGAGACCGACCAGACAGCCGCCACAGCCGCTAATATAGCCGAAAGTGTGGCAAATCAGGACGACCTGACGACTGCCGTCGAGGAGACAACCAAGGCGGAGGACGGCTCGCTTGCGGGATTCGACAAGCTGAACACGATCAGCTCCAAAACCGCTGAATCAGCAGAACCGGAAACTGCCGCAACTGTCAGTATATCGCCAATTGTGGCGACTGACAAGACCGAAAAGGCGGCAGGTGAACTGACGGATAAGGTTCAGAAATTTCTGAAACCCGTCAAGCTTGCCTGGGACGCAAATTCCGCCGACCTTATAGCACAGGCTCAGCAGGCTGTAAATGGCGTGAAATCGCTGTTTTCCTCGATTGGCGGCAGCTTTGCTGAGGTCTGGGAAAATGGCAGCGGCGAGGTGCTTTTAAGCGGTGTACTGGTGGTTTTCGGCGATATTCTGGGAACTATCGGGGACATCTCCACCGCCCTGAAAAATGCCTGGGACGACGGCGGCAGGGGTACGGCTCTGGTGCAGTCATACTTCGACCGGCTGACCTCGGTTTTAGCACTTATCCACGCCGTTTCTGACGCTTTCCGGACTGCCTGGAATGACGGCACGGGCGAACGAATTTGCGCCAATATCCTGGAAATTCTCACGAACATCAACAACGTCTGGACGAACCTCCGGACGCAGTTTATCAAGGCGTGGCAGGAAAACGGTCGGGGAGCGGCTATTTTCAGCGGAATTCTGGGTATCGTAGAATCAATTTTGACTACCGTCAATTGCCTTACCGGTGCGACGGCAAAATGGGCGAAAAACCTCGATTTTGCGCCGCTTCTTGACTCCGTTCACACGCTCCTTGACGCACTCCGACCCCTGACCGACAACATCGGCGACGGGCTGGTGTGGCTGTACGAAAACGCACTCCTGCCGCTTGGAAAATGGACGGTCGAGAAGGCGGTTCCGGCATTTCTGAAACTGCTTGCATCGGCGATAAATGTCGTAAATTCGGTAGTTATCGTGCTTCGACCTCTTGCGGAGTTCCTGTTTCAGAAATTCCTGAAACCCCTTGCACAGTGGACTGGCGGAGTCATCATTTCTGTACTTGACGGCATTTCTGCGGCGCTGTCCGGGCTTGCGGACTGGATCATCAAGCACCAGTCGCTCCTGGAAAATCTGCTCATCGTCATTGGCTCAGTAGCCGCCGCAATCGGCGTAGTTTCGGGCGCTCAGGCACTCGGCGCACTCCTTGCACAGCTTCCCGTTCTGCTGGCTCAAATCGTTGCCCAGACCGCCGCCCTCATCGCAAACGCTGCCGCCTGGATTGCCGCAAATGCGCCGATAATCGCCGTAACAGCGGCAATTGCGGCAGTCATTGCAATCGGTGTTCTGCTCATCAAGCACTGGGACGAGGTTAAGGCGTTCGCCCTGGGTGTCTGGGCTGAAATTCAGCAGAATCTCTGGGATTTCTTCGATAACGTCCGGGCGATTTTTGACGGTATAACGGCATTTTTCCGGGCTGTCTGGGCGAGTGTCAAGCTGATTTTCGCAGGTGTGGGGAAGTGGTTCTCGGACAAGTTTGAAGCCGCCGCAAAGGGCATCAGGACGGCGTTCAGCTTCGTGAAAGCCTGGTTCGGTGAGCGTTTCAAGGAAGTTACGGCAGCGTTTTCAGAAATTCCTGACTATTTCAGCAGGAAATTTCAGTCCGCCCGTGACGCTGTTACCGGGATCTTCTCCGGCATCGGTGAGTGGTTCTCAGACCGCTACAATGACGTAACATCGGCATTTTCGGCAGTCGGTAGCTGGTTCTCCGGCAAATTCTCAGAGGCTTGGGACGGCGTTTCTCAGGCGTTTAACGGCGTAGGTGCATTTTTTGGCGAAATATGGGGAAATATCCGTGATATTTTCTGGAACGTCGGCGGCTGGTTCGCCGATAAATTCCGGAGTGCCTATGACAATGTGACCGGGGTCTGGGAGGACATTTCCGGCTTCTTTTCGGGGCTTTGGGACAGCATCGGCGACGGCGCTGTTAATGGCGTTAACTGGCTGATTGATGCGCTAAACGGCTTCCTGGACGCTATCGAAAACGGCGTGAACTGGATAGTTCAAGGGCTTAACTTCCTCAGCTTCGACGCTCCGGACTGGCTGGAGGAGGACTTCGGGATTTCGTCCTTCGGCTTTGACCTGCCGGAGATCGGTCTGCCACGAATCCCACACCTTGCTCAGGGTACTTACGTTCCGGCAAATTATGGCGAATTTCTGGCGGTACTGGGCGATAATAAGCGTGAAGCTGAGGTGGTTTCGCCGGTGAGTGGAATCGAAAAGGCAATGGAAAACGTTCTCAGCCGCCACAATTTCGGCGGAAACATCGAGGTCGTCTGCGTCCTTGACGGCAAGGCGATCGGGCGTGCGGCGGTGAAGGCTGTGGACGAGAACAACCGCCGGAAGGGAGGCTGAAATGAACGCAATTCTGGCTATAAATGGCGAATATCCGGGCATTGAGCCTATGACCATACAGGTCACAAAGTCCGACCTGTATTCAGATTCTTCTGAACGTTCTGCCGAAACCGGGCGGCTTTTGCTGTACCCGATCAGGCTGGGCGTTTACAGCATCGAGCTGGAGTATCTGGGCAATGATAGTGAGATTGCAAAGATCGAGGAACTTCTCGATTCTACGCAGTTTCCGGTGACGTTTCTGTACAACGGTGAGTACCTGACAAAGACCATGTACTCCTCCGACCGGGTGAACGTGACCGAGCGAATCCAGAACGGCGTGGGGCGGCATCGGCTCAGCTTCAGCCTTATCGAAATTTAGGAGGTGCGAAATGTACGAAGTTTCCCCGGAATTTCGGGAAAAACTGCTCGCCGGGGCGGTGCAGAGCATCAGGGGAACGCTGACCCTTGTGGACGGCTCTGACCCGATCACCCTCGGCGACAGCAACCTCATCGGCTCGCCGGAGGTCGAGATGCAGTGTACAGAAAACGCTGAAAATTTCGGGTTCGGGCAGCTTTACACCGGCTCAGTGACGCTGACGCTCGACCTGCCTGACCTGATGCGTGACCAGCTCAGGGGCGGCAAAATCACGCTTGAAACCGGCATTGACGGCGAATATGTCCCCCTGGGCGTGTGGACGATTACCGACCCTCAGCGGGACAGTGCAGGGCGGCTGAAAGTCACGGGTCTGGACTGCGTTTCCCGGCTGGACGTGCCCATAAAAGCCAGCGGCGCTTGCGGTGCATTTATCGGGCTTCGCCTGGAAATCGTCAGCGAATTGACTGGTGTCGAATTTGCTCAGACGCAGGCTGATTTATACCAGATTTTCGGGCAGAAAGCTAACCGGTACGGTCTGAATTTTGCGCCGAACTGCCGGCAGGAAGTGGCGAACATTGCCCGTGTTTTGGGCGGATTCGCCTGTGCTGACCGGTTCGGGCGGATTGAGTTCCGGAAGTACGGCAGTTCTCCGGTGTGCGAAATTCCCGAAACTCTGCGATTTTCTGCGGATTTGAACGAATACGCCTGCGCTGTCACAGCACTGACATACACCGACGACTACGGCAATGACACAACCGTAAATTTCCCAAAATCCGCACAGGTCAACACCGAGCTGAACCTCCATTTTTCGGGGAATAACTTCTTCTTCGGTGATGGCGACTTCACTCCGCTGCTGGAACAGATCGCCGGAGAACTTTCGCAGATACCGGTCTGGACACCCGGCGAGGTGCGCTACTACGGAGACCCCACCATTGACCTGGGCGACCTGGTAACTCTGACCGGCGGCAAGACCGGCACGGCGTTCCTCGTCACGGCTATCCGCTGGAAGTTCCGAGCGCCGCAGACCCTCATTTCTGCCGGTGCAGGGGACGTTTCGTCAGGCTCAAACAGCAGTTACACGTCCGGTGTGTCATCGGCGGCGGTGACCATGAATATTACCAAATCAAACTGCCTTATTGACCTGGATATTTTCGAGAATCCGCCTGATACCGGGATTCAGGAAGCCGGGGAAATTATCCTCGGTGTGCGGAATTCTACCACGGTGCTGATACTGGTCAGCGCCATTGCGGAGGGCGGTGAGGTTCACGTTCTTCTCGACGGAGTGATGCAGACCGTTTTCGACTGCACCGATTTTCCGGGGCGCAGAACCGTGAACCTGACCGTTCCGGTGAACCTGACTGCCGGTCAGCACCGCATCAGTGTTGAGGTCATGGACTGCACACTTCACCGGCTGAGTGCGTCCGTCTGGGGGCAGGATATTACCACGGACATAGGACAGCCCACGTTCGCTGACCAGTATGTTTTCAGTGAGGGCATAGTGCAGAAATACAAGGGGAGCGCCACAAGCCCTGTAATTCCGGATACAATTGACGGGCAGCAGGTTCGCATCATCGGCGGCGGAGCATTTGAGAAGTCAAGTGTGGAATTTACCAAAATACCGGAAGGAACGGAGGAGATACAATGACAGGAACAGGCACAAAAACAGACCCTTTTATTCCGGATAACTGGGACGAACTCATAACTGCCTGCGGAACATCTGGCGCAGTAATCTCACTGCCGGAAGGTGGCGAGTGGGATATGAATGAGCAGTACCCTGACAACACACCGGAGGTCAGCCTAAACGGTTGCACGATAAATGGCAACGGCTTCAAGATTCGCAATTTGCGAGTGCGAGACAACAACATTTTTTCTTTATCCAAAACGTCAACAATCAACGATGTTGACTTTGTAAATCTGTATTCTTCACCCGTGAACAACCGCTACCTTTTTGACAACTACTATACACTATACTTAAATCGTGTGAGAGTTTCGGGTGAATTGGTAAACTGGGGGCTTTTTGGTTCAGATGGGAACTGTTATTGTGATGCTTGCAGTTTTAATATGAACCTTACAAATGCGGACTTTGGTAAAAGAAATTTACGTCTTAACAACGGAACAAACGTTAAGCTGACTGGCACAACAAGCTCATCAGAATTTGGAGCTGGTTCATATGGTTTTGAATCGCAAATAGAAGGCTCAATTTTATCAACAAGGGGAAACTCAGTGTTCACAGCATACTACAATAATTTCGGGAAAATCAACATTGGTTTGTCTGGGTTTGCTGAGGTCAAAACAAGCACAACACACAACACTGTAATCAATACAAGCATTATAGATGCTACAACAATCAGCAGCCAGCTCATTCAGGCAACCGCAGAACAAATGAAAGATGCGGACTGGCTGAATGAGCATGGTTTCCCTTGCGGCAAGGAGAGTTGATATGAGTACTAACATTTTGCCAATCATATCTTACGATACTGGTTGGGTTGACGGTTATCTTACTACCAGTGGAAGTATCGGATATGATACAAACGGAGATATGACCTCTCCCTTTTGTGAGGTTGTTTCCGGAGCAGTAAGATACGTTGTGTCATTCTCTTATGATTTGCCTTCTCCCCACCCTGGCTGGATAGCAATATGCTTTTACAACTCGTCCAAAAGCAAAATAAGCGACCGAATCGTAAGCGAATCTTCTGCTTCTTCAATACCACCAAATATCACAGGTTACGTTCCCTCTGGCACAGCGTATATTCGTGTGTGTTCGTCAAACCTTGCAGATGGTACAAATGTGTCGGCTTCTTGTGTGATGTCTTTTGCATGGTACGTTGACAGCGAAGGCAATCTCACAAACGATGAACTACGAGAACTTCTGCCACCTATGCAAAAACCTTATCCGCTGTCTTTGTGGCGAGTTGAAAATGGGGTATTGACCAACGGACTGCTGGCGAAATTTCCTGCTGATGCAGGCGCATTCGAGAACGCTTCACGGCTCTCCCGTGTGGCTATCCCGGAGAGCGTGAAGGTCATCGGTGACACCGCTTTCAGGGGAACGGCTCTGACGGTGGTGAGGGTTGCGGCAGACTGCACGTTCGGGGAGAAAAGTTTCCCGGAAAACTGCCGTATACTGCGCTATCCGGCACACACTCACGGTCAGCTCACTGACGGCGGCGGACGGGTAGTCCTTGACCGTCAGGGGCGCAGAATTTATGCAAGGAGGAACGACAATGGCTGATGAAATTGTCCGCATAGAGGCGGACGCTGAGGAGATAGATGAGGTGATAAATACCCTGAAAAACTGCGATATTCCGGGGCATATTGCCGATACCAACAACCCCCACCAGGTCACGAAAGCGCAGGTGGGGTTGGGGAATGTGGATAACACTTCCGACGCTGACAAGCCGATTTCGGCGGCGGTGCAGGCTCAGTTGGCGAGACTAATTGATGCCGGGGCGAAGAATTTGTTCAATGTTGACAAAATCGACACAGCCGGAACCTACAACGCAGATTACGACATTGTAAACGGTAAAATCTCAGTTTCAACAACAGGTTCCTACGGTCGCTTATCTTGCAGATTAAATCTTCCAGCAGGGGCTTATAAATTCGCCACCCTTGCATCAGATATCAATATAAGCGGAGGCGCTGCTGAAATCCGCATTGTTACTGATGCGAGCGGATCCGGGACGATCGCATTTAAAGCCATTGAAGACGGAGAATGTGTGATTGCGTTTACGCTTGCAACTGAACAGACAATATTCTTAATGTTTTATCTCAATCGCTCGTCAAGCTCTTATGCGAATTCTGCCAGTTTTGAGAGCATAATGCTTTGCACCGCTGCGAACTACGATATCAGCCCTGAGTTTGTGCCGTATGCTCCTACTAATAGAGAGCTGTACGAAGCCAAAGCTGACACTTCTGAGCTTCATGCGCTCTTGCCTAACATCACATCATCGACCACAATAAGAGATTATGTGGATTCGCTATCCAAGGGCGTGTATACGGCGTTCATTGCGAATGTATCAAACCCTTCTGACAGTCCTATAAATGCTAACTGTTTTGTTAATATTTATGTATATAGTG